TTCATTTACGGCAGACTCTAATACAACTTTTACTCCTTCATCAGGAACTCTAACCGTAAATAGAGGCAACTTCACATTAGGTGTAAACTCAATAACCGCTCAGTTTGAGCAATTTGATGAAGAAAGATATTCTATTTCATATAGTGATGGAACAATTGATGATTTAACTCCAGACAAATTTAGTTTAAGTAATAATGAAGTAACTTTTACTGGTCTTGACAATAAAGAAATTTCTAATATAAAAGCAACTTTTGTAAAGAACGGTATTCAGAGTAAGGCAAAGCAGTATAATAGAAGCAAAATAGTTAATGTAGTTCTTTCTAAAAATCCACAATCTGGTTCTAGTGCTAATAGTTCAATTAATGATGGTCTGACTTACAATAATCAGGCATATGGTTTAAGAGTTCAAGATGATGAAATAAGTTTAAATTATCCAGATGTAGGAAAAGTTTTAGCAGTTCTTGAATCTTTAGATAATAATTTGCCAGTATTGGATCAAATAACATTTAGTTCTTTGGCAAATGTAGATACAAATGCAATTATCGGAGAAAATATTATTGGGAGGTCAACCAATACTGTCGCCAGAGTGGTAACAAAGACTTCTACAGATACTCTTGGTATCGTATATTTGAATAATAATAGATTTTCTACAAATGAATCTGTAATATTTGAAGATTCTAATATTAAAACAGAAATACAAACAATTGTATCTGGACAATATAGAAATATTACCGATAAATTTGCATTAAATAAAGGTCAAAATGATCAATTCTACGATTATTCTCGTCTTGTAAGAAAGAGAGGTCAAGATTCTCCATCAAGAAAACTTTCAATTATATTTGATTATTATTCGATTCCTTCTGGAGATACTGGAGATTTATTCACAGTAAATAGTTATTCGCAAGAAAGATTTTTATCAGATATTCCTAATATTGGAAGATCTGCTGTAAGAGCGTCTGACACACTCGACTTTAGACCAAGAGTATCTCCATTTACAGGAACAACAAGTTCTCCTTTCTATGGAACTCCAAATAGATTTGCTAACTCTCTGAACTTTATAGTTTCGCCAAACGAAAGTGCTTTAATTGGATATGACTTTTATTTACCAAGAATCGATAGATTGTTCTTAGATAAGACTGGAACACTCAATATTGTTAAGGGAATTCCTTCAGTAAATCCAAAACCACCAGCAAGTCTAGATGATGCAATGGAACTTGCAAGCATCAGATTACCAGCATATCTTTATGATACAAATGATGTTGAAATAACATTAGTTGATAACAAAAGATATACTATGCGTGATATTGGAAAAATCGAAGATCGTGTAGAAACTCTTGAGAGAGTTACTTCATTATCATTGTTAGAGTTAAATACAAAAACTTTACAGATCAGAGATGCTCAGGGTCTTGATAGATTCAAGAGTGGATTTTTTGTAGATGATTTTAAGAATTATGACTTGATAAATGTTGGCGTTTCTGATATAGAAATTAATTCTGAAAATAATGAGTTAACAACTCCATTGACTAGAAATAGTCTTGAAATGAAGCTTGTCACTCAAGAAAATATTTCTGATGAAAACTTAGATTATGCCAATAATTACACCTTAATTGACAATAACGTACAAAAAACAGGAGAAGCAGTTACTTTAAAATATGAAAGCGTTGACTGGATAAGTCAAAATTTTGCAACTAAAGTGGAAAATGTCAATCCTTTCCATGTCATCCTTTATACAGGAAATATCAAATTAAGTCCCGAAAGAGATAGTTGGGTTAGACCAATCAGACTTGCCGATCAAATTATTAGTCGAACTAATACATTTTTTGGAGGTTCATGGGGAGTTAGTACATTCCAGTGGGGATTTGATCGAGTAGTTGCTTCTGGAAGTGAAACTTACATGAGATCCAGAAATACAGGATTCTCTGTTGTTAATCTAAAACCATTAACAAGGTATTATCAATTTTTGGATGGAAATAGTGGAGTTGATTACATTCCCAAATTAATCGAAATCGCAACAGATTCTACTTTAGAAAACTATGGTGCATCTGGAGCATTTACTGTAGGAGAAACTGTAGTTGGTTCTTTTGATGGACAAAGATTAATAACTTTTAGAGTTGCACAATCGAATCATAAAGAAGGACCATTTAACAATCCATCTATAAAATATACTACAAATCCATATTCAACAAATGAAAATATTCCTGAAGCGTATAGTGCATCATCAAAAACTTTAAATGTTGATATTGCCGGTCTATCTGCTCAAGCACAAGGTTTATATAATGGATATCTTGTACAGGGTATGCAATTAGTTGGACAAACTAGTGGAACCGTAGCTTATGTAAAGAATCTAAGATTAATTAGTGATATAAATGGATTCTTATCCGGTTCATTCTATTTGAAAAATCCTCTTACAAGTCCACCACCATCAGTTAGAATTGAAACCGGATCCAAAGTTTATAAATTAACATCTAGTCCCACAAATGAAACTCCTCTTCCAGGAAGTAAATTAATTTCTTCTGGAGAATCCTTGTATACTTCTACAGGAATTTGGCAAGCATGGCAAAGACTTACAATAAGAACTACGAATATAAGCATTCGTGTTGATTACAGCGATCCTTTGGCACAATCATTTACCGTTGGTGGGAGTATCGAAGATGTTCAAGCACCAAATATTGCAATCAGAAGTGATGATGCATATGGAGCCTATTTAACAGCAGTTGATGTATTCTTTGGAAATAAAGATTCAGGAAATGCTACAGTCAGTCTTGAAATAAGAAAGGTTGAACTTGGGACACCAACAAACAATAGAATTGGAAATAGGGTAACTTTAAATCCTGATCAAGTATTTACATCTAGAGATGCTTCTATCCCAACAACCTTTACTTTTGATTATCCAATTCCTCTCGAACCAAATTCAGAATATGCATTAGTTCTTCTTGCACCGCAATCAGACCAATATGAAGTTTGGATTGCTGAAATGGGAGAAAAAACTATTGAAACCAGAGATCTTCCCGATTCTCAGGCAATTAAATATGGAAGACAGTTTGCTATCGGAAGTCTTTTCAAGTCCCAAAATGGATCTATATGGACTGCAAATCAATATCAAGATATGAAGTTTAAACTTCATAAAGCAAACTTCACTTCATCAAGCGGCAGCGTATTATTCCACAATCCATCCTTAGATGTAAGTAATGGATATGTTCAATCTCTCAATTCAAATCCACTGACTATTGTTCCAAGAGAGGTTAAACTTGGCATTACTACTTTAACAGATGATTCTCTTATTGGTATTCTCACAGAAGGAAGAAAAATTTCAACGCAATTGAGACCATATACTTATGGAACTATTGTTGGAACAGGTGCTTCCGTAGTTACTGTTGGAATTACTACAGGTGGATTTAATTATGTAACTGATAGCGACAATGAGTGCTCTACTTTTGCAATTACTGGAAACGGAAGCGGTCTTACCTTAGATGTTGAAGCAAATGCAGGAATTATTAACAGCGTAACTCCAGTAAATTATGGGAGCGGATATAATGTTGGCGATGTTGTTGGCATTGTAACTTCTGATATGTCTTCCGGTACTGGTAGAGATGCTCAAATAACAATTACTGGAATTGGAACAGGAGCAAATACTTTATTCGTATCAAATGTTCAGGGAGACTCTTTTGCTGGAGCGGCTGCAACTTTAACATACTATGATAATAGCGGAGTAGTACAAGTTGCCACAGCAACAACTGTAAATACATCAACACCTACCGGTGGAATTTATTCTGGAAATTATTTCAAAGTTGACCATTATCATCATGGAATGTATTCAGATTTAAATAAAGTAGTTATTTCGAATGTCATTAGTGACATTAAACCAACAACATTGGCAAACCGATTAACAACTAGCGAAACTTCTATACTCGTTGCTTCTGCAAGTGATTTTGAAACTTTTGAAGGTTTGGTAGTTGATGGCAACAATCCAGGATATTTGAAAATTAAAGATGAAATTATTAAGTATACATCAGTTGTTGATAATACAATTTCAGGTTTGACAAGAGGTATAGATTCAACTATTCAACTAGATTATGATTTGGGCACTAAAGTATATAAGTATGAGATTGGTGGGGTTTCGTTGAGAAGAATTAATACTGAGCATTCTATTAGTTCTAATAGCAATGATATTGATAGTTATTATGTCGTATTTGATAGATCTAACTTCGATTCAAATACAATTAATAGAAATTCGGATCAAGATAGTGCTCCTCAATCCTCTGGATCACCATTACTTTCTTTCAATAAATCATTGGTTTGTGGAGAAAGTAATGTAACCGCAACAGAAAATATACAATTCAATGCAATTAATCCCCATATCGACTTAATTAATCCAAATTCGCAAACTTCAGTAACTGCTCAAATTAGAACAGTAAGTGGAACTAGTGTTGGAGGAAATGAGACCTCATTTGTTGATCAAGGATATGAATCTGTTGAAATTGGATCAGAAAATAGATTATCTTCAACCAGAATAGTCTGTTCGGATGTAAATGAAACTACATATTTAAGTAATTTATTGAGAAATAAATCATTCACATTAAAAGTTGACTTACAATCAAATAATCCAAATTTATCTCCAATTGTTTTCTGGGATAATTCTTCTATAGAATTTATCAGTAATCGTCTAAACAAACCAATTTCAAGTTATCCAAGTGATAATAGAGTGAATTCAATTTCCAATGATCCACACTCTGCAGTATATGTCTCAAATACTGTTAGACTTGCAAATCCAGCAACATCTCTTAGAGTATATTTAAGTGCTTATCGTCATTCATCTGCTGATTTTAGAGTTCTTTATAGTTTAATTAAACCAGATTCTAGTGAAGTTTCACAATCATTTGAATTGTTCCCAGGATATGACAATCTAACTTTAGATAATGATACGGATGGATTCTTAGATGTTGTCGATCCATCAAAAAATAGCGGATTGCAAGATCGTCGTATTCCTGCTAGTTTGGAAGATGAATTTAGAGAATATGAGTATAGCATAAATGACCTTGACAGTTTTGTTGGATATACAATTAAAATTGTAATGTCCGGAACAGATCAGGCACATGCACCAAGATTTAAGGACCTCAGGAGCATAGCATTAGCATGATACCAGTAAAAGGGCATCCAAATTTATATCGGGATGAAAAATCCGGAGCCATTATAAATTGTGACAGTCAATCCTACAATCAATACATTATTTCATCAAATAATAGAGAAACTCAAAAAAGAGAAATTGAAAAAATGAAAAGTGATATTGAAGAAATTAAAACATTACTAAAGGAGTTGGTAAATGAATCCAAATGATATTGAATTGGAAACTATGGCAAAAATGTTTGCATATGAAAAAGAATCTAGAATGATTGATGAAATTGAAAATATTGAAGATTTAAAAAATATTGCAAAGTCCTATATCAAACTTTATTTGAAGCAGCAAGAGGTTTTAAAATCTTTACCAACTATTGGAAATATAAATACCTAAAGATATATTCTTTTTTAAATAATGGCAGTATATGTATCCAATATAGTAATTGAGCAAGGTTTCGATTTTGATACTTCTTTCCAATTAGAGGATACTAGAACAAATTCTTTTCTGGATCTTAATAATTATACTACCGAAGGTCAATTGAGAAAGCATCCTGGCAGCTCTACCGCAGTTTCATTTGCCACGACTGTTACTAATCCAGATACTGGTATTATTTCAATATCACTGACTGCTGCCCAAACTATTTTGATAAAACCTGGAAGATATAATTATGATATAAAAGTGGCGGCAGATGGAAAAGAATACAAAGCTATAGAAGGTTCCGCACTCGTTAGAGCAGGAGTAACAAGGTAAAATGCCTAATATAAACGATAGAATTGGATCTCAAAATGTAATTCGTGTTTTATCTAATGCTTCAGCGCCACCAACAAGATTAATTAATCTTACTGATGTAGATTCTACTATAAGAGATGATGGTGTCATTCTAGTTTGGGATCTTGGCACTGAAAAATTTATAACCACTAGTGTTATTGATAGCGCTATTTTTGGCGCAAGTAGTCTTGTTTCTTTTACTAATACTACGGATTCTTCACTTATAACAAATGGTGCTCTTGTTATAAGTGGTGGTGTTGGTATTGGCAAAAATTTAAACATAGGTGGAGGTGTTTCGATAACTGGATTATCAACGTTTGCATCTAATTTGGATATTAATGCATCGGTTGATATTCTTTCCAATCTAGACGTTGGTGGAAATATAGTAATAACAGGATTATCGACATTTGCATCTAATCTGGATATTAATGCTGCGGTCGATATTCTTACTACATTAGATGTAACAGGAAAAATAACTGGAAGTGGTCTTTTTGAATCTAAAGGAACAACCACACTAGCATCAAATGGTGGCATAACAACTACTGGTGGTGATTTATATGTTGATAATGATCTTTATGTTGGTAGAAATGTAAATGTTGTTGGAGTTTCCACATTTATTGGAAATGTAACATTTAAGGGAGGAACCATTGGTATTGGAGACTCCACTAGTGATGATATTGATATTGGTGGCGAATTTATATCCAATTTGGTTCCAAATGATGATAACACCTATGATATTGGTATCTCTACTCAAAGGTGGAGAACTGGACGTTTTTCTGGACTAGTAACAACTACAGATCTATATGTTTCTGGCATCAGTACCTTAGGAGTTACTACACTTACTGATATAACTGCACAACAACTTAATGTTTCTGGTGTCAGTACCTTAGGAGTTACTACTGCTACTGATTTAACACTACAACAACTTAATGTAAGTGGTATCAGTACTTTAGGAGTTACTACACTTACTGATATAACTGCACAACAACTTTATATATCAGGTCTTTCAACATTTAAAAATAATGTAAGTATCACAGGATTTGTAACAGTAACTGAAGGTTTATATTATGATAGTGATAATTATACAGGTCCAAATGGCATTGCATATTTTGATGATACAGGAAAACTTATAGGAGCAGCAGCAACTACAACAGGAATAACAACGAGTAATTTTATTCTTACAACAGATGCTGTAGGAATACCTACATGGACATCAGTAATTGACGGAGGATGGTATTGATGGCTCAACCAAGCACTAGACAAGGATTAATCGATTATTGTTTAAGGAGATTAGGATCTCCTGTGTTAGAAATAAATGTTGATGATGATCAAATTGATGATTTAGTAGATGACGCCCTTCAACTTTTTCATGAGAGGCATTTTGATGGTGTAGAAAGAATGTATTTGAAATACAAAATATCTCAAGATGACCTAGATAGGGGAAAAGCATCAGGGACAACTGGAGTTGGAATAGCAACAACCATAGGAACATCAACAAGTATTCCGGGTTATGGATCCACATCATTCAATTTTTATGAAACTTCTAATTTTATTCAAATACCAGATTCTGTAATTGGTATAGAAAAAGTATTTAAATTTGATACTAGCAGCATTTCTGGAGGAATGTTTAGCATCAAATATCAATTATTTTTAAATGATTTATATTATTTTAATTCAGTTGAACTTTTGCAGTATGCAATGACTAAATCGTATTTGGAAGACATAGATTATTTACTGACAACAGATAAGCAATTAAGATTTAACAAAAGACAGAATAGATTGTATTTGGACATTGATTGGGGATCTCAATCTTTAGACAATTTTTTAGTTATTGATTGCTATAGAATTTTAAATCCCAATGATTTCACAAGAGTTTATAATGATAGTTTTGTTAAAAGATATCTTACTGCATTGATAAAGCGCCAGTGGGGACAAAATTTAATTAAATTCCGTGGTGTAAAACTTCCTGGAGGAATCGAACTTAATGGAAGAGAATTATATGATGATGCAGAAAAAGAAATCGCCTCCATTTTACAGAGAATGTCGATGGATTATGAACTTCCACCTTATGACTTTATCGGATAATCATGGCACTAAATCCATTTTTCTTACAAGGTTCTCAAAGTGAGCAATACCTTATACAAGATCTTATAAATGAACAATTAAGAATGTATGGCATAGAAGTATACTATTTGCCAAGAAAAATATTTACAACTGACAATATTATCAGAGAAATACAATCATCAAAATTTGATGATACTTTTTTGATAGAAGCATATCTGAACAATTATGAAGGATATGCTCCAGGAAGTGATATAATGACTAAATTTGGATTATCTCTAAAAAATGAGATTAGTATTACAATCTCAAGAGAACGTTATGAAGAATTTATTGCACCTTTCTTAGAAGGTATATCTTCCGGAGTCCGTGAAGGTAGAATTACTGGATTTGATTTTGCTGACTTGATTACAAGACCAAAAGAAGGAGATTTAATATATTTTCCATTAGGTGAAAGATTATTTGAAATTAAAAGAGTAGAATCGGAAAAACCATTTTATCAACTTGGTAAGAATTATGTCTATGAATTAAATTGTGAATTATATGAATATGAAAATGAACTTATCGATACTGCAATAGATGAAATTGACAACACTGTGGAGGATGAAGGTTATATTACGACTTTGGTCTTAGTAAATGGAGGAACAAATGCAACTGCAACTGCTGGTATTGGAAGTGGTTATATTAGGGAAATATTCTTAAATAATGATGGTTATGGATATACCTCGGCACCGACTGTTACATTATCACCTCCTCCTTCAGGAACTAGAGCTACGGCAGTTGCTACTGTTACTTCAGTTGCCGGTCTCAAATCTATAGATAGAATTTTATTAACTCATGCTGGATCTGGTTATGTAGAACCGCCAACAATAACCATAACAGGGGGAGGTGGAACTGGTGCAGCTGCAACTTGTTCGGTTGAACCAATAAGAAAAGGCGTTGTTTCTTTCAATATTACAAATGCTGGAGATGGATATTATACAAAACCAAACATAATAATTTCCGAGCCAACAGGATCTGGAATTACGGCAACTGCTACCGCAGAATCCATAATTTCTTCTGGTTCCATTTCTCAAATAGTCATTACAAATCCTGGTATTGGTTATACTGAAAATCCAACAGTCACGGTTGCAGGATTATCTACAACAGGAATTGGTACATTTATCTATAATGAAGTAGTAACTGGAGAAACTTCTGGTACAACAGCTAGAGTTAGAGATTATAGAACAACAGTTCCAGTTTTACCTGGAGAAGTTGCCATTACCAATTTACGAGTTGCAATAAATAGTGGTAAGTTTTCTGCTGGAGAGGTTGTTGCAGGTTCAATTTCTTCTGCAAGATATATCGTCGAGTCTTATTCAACAGACAGTTATGATGATCCATATGATGCAAATAAAGAAATAGAAGATGAAGCGGATTCTATTTTAGATTTTACAGAATCTAATCCATTCGGAGATTATTAATGTTAGGGACTTATTTTTATCACGAAATTATTAGAAAGACCATAGTTGGATTTGGTACTCTTTTTAATAACATTTACATTCGTCATGAGAAAAAAGATGGATCAACTCTTGATGAAACAAAAGTTGCTTTGTCTTATGGTCCAATGCAGAAGTTCCTTGCCAAAATAGAAGAGCAGGCACAATTAACAAAATCAATTGCTACTACTCTTCCTAGAATGTCATTTGAAATGACATCTATTCAATATGACCCTACAAGAAAGTCGAGTGTAACTCAAACATTTAAAGCTTCTGATGGAAGTAACTTGAAAAAAGTTTACATGCCAGTACCATATAATATTGGATTCGAATTGAGTATTTTTACAAAATTGAATGATGATGCTCTACAAATAGTTGAGCAGATACTTCCGTTTTTTCAACCATCATTTAATTTAACGGTTGATTTAGTTAGTTCTATAGGAGAGAAAAAAGATATTCCGATAATACTTGATAATATATCATTCCAAGATAATTATGAAGGAAATTTTTCTACAAGAAGAGCACTTATTTACACCTTAAACTTTACTGCGAAAACATATCTATTTGGACCAATTGCAGAGAGTACGGATGGTCTCATTCGTAAGGTTCAGGTTGATTATTATACTGGAACGGATACAAATACGGCAAAAAGAGAGATGAGATATACTGCCGTTCCTGATCCAATTGATGCGGAACCAGCAGATGATTTTGGATTTAGTGAAACAATAGAGATGTTGTTTGATTCTAAGGAATATAGTCCAACTCAACAAAAAGATATATGAGGTTCTGATATATGAATAGCAGTTATGATGGTCTTGATAAGGCATTGAATACTCAAAGTAGTATTATAGAAACTACCGCGAAAGAAATAGAGATTGCTAAGACTAATAGTAATGATGTGCAAAAAGATTATGAATACACTAGAGCCAACCTCTATTCGCTCATAGAGAAGGGTCAAGAGGCAATTAATGGCATTATGGAACTCGCAGGGGAAGGAGCAAGCCCAAGGGCATATGAGGTTGCTGGACAGTTAATTAAGAGTGTTGCTGATACTACTGATAAACTCATAGATCTTCAAAAGAAACTTAAAGATGTTGAAGAGGATACTGTCAAGACTACCAATAATGTAACTAATAATGCAGTGTTTGTTGGATCAACTTCTGAACTTCAAAAAATGCTTAAGCAGGGATTCCTAAATAATAAAGAGTAATTTTTCTAATGGGTTGGTCAGAAAAATATAAAAAATCAATTGATTGCAACAACCCAAAAGGTTTCAGTCAACGTGCTCACTGCCAGGGTCGCAAAAAGAAAATGAGTGAAGAAAAGAAAGATCACGAATACTCCATGGCACGGTCAGAATTAAAGACCGTGACCAATGCCGTAAAGCGTCTTCAAAAGAAGATGGGAAAGAAAGGTGAGGGGGATTTGCAAGCATGGGTTCAATCCAAAATTACCAAAGCAGCAGATTATATTGATACTGCAGCAGATTATGTGACTAATGAAGAAACAAAATCCGGAGATCAAGGTCTTCACGATTGGTTTGGTAAATCCAAGTCTTCAGATGGCAAAAAAGGATGGGTTCAACTTGGTGGCAAATGGGCAGGTAAACCTTGTGCTCGTCAACCAGGTCAAACTTCAACGCCAAAGTGTGGAAGTTCTAAAATGGCAGCAAATTTGAGTGCCGAAGAAGAGGAATCTGCAAGAAGAAGAAAAAATCGTCAAGATCCAAATCAACCAGAAAAATCTGGTGCTGCCAAACCAACTAACGTAAAAACTGAAGAAATGAACATCCAAGAAGTAAAAGATAAACCAGGTAAAGGTAGCGGCAAGAAAGATGCCTGCTATAACAAGGTCAAGTCTCGTTATTCTGTCTGGCCAAGTGCGTATGCCTCAGGTGCTCTGGTTAAGTGCCGTAAAGTTGGTGCTGCTAACTGGGGAAATAAGACAGAATCAGTGGAATTTTCTAATTGGAGAGATGATTTTAAGGCAACTGAATATGAGTTCATTGAT